ATAAAAAACCTTCTACCATTTCTGATAGAAGGTCGTATTTCTTTATGTATTGGTTATTGTCTTAGAACAATAAGATACATCTGTCCATTCTCAATGTCGCTGTGATTGTTGCTAATGCATCATCACCATAGTCCAATGAATCGAAGTTAACGTTTGTTAACATTGTTCCTTGAAGTTCCCATTTCTCAACAACAACTCCTGTTGGATCTAACATTTCCAAATAACATACTTTTTTGTATCCAGCAGCATATCCTTGTCTACCAGTTACAGATTCAGAATGTAATCTCACCCATTCCATCAATGCTTGTGAAGCTGAAGGACCGATTGGATCTCTGAACGTTACATCAATGGTATTCCATTCGAATCTACCAATGACCCATGTTTTTGTGTTAAGGAAAGGAATCTCCACCTCAGTTTGTGCTAAACTAGGTCTCCCTGCGCTCTGAACATACCATTCTGCAATACCCAACTCTGTGGGGAACCTGAATATAAATCTATTCTTCCTTTTCGGTTCATATGTGTAGGGCATCCCAAGTAATAAATCTGCCATAATATCTTTATTTTTTTGTTTTTATTGTTATTTTTTATTATCTTTATTATAAATATCTAAAATATGGGAAATTTTAAAAATTTATACGTTTTCTTCACCACCGACAACAGATCAGGGTGGAAAACAAAGCCCAAATCACTACAAGATAAGTTTCCCGAAATATACGAAAAAATTATACTTTTTTCAGAAAAATACAAGCTTAACAGACTACCATTTAAACAACAAATATGGCACTTCATAAAAAATAAAAAAAATATACCTAAATGTGAAATATGCGAAAAAGATCTGTCATTTAAACGATCAATAACTGAAGGATACGGAGAATATTGTTCTAAAAGATGTGCCAACGAATCTCCAAAACGACAGGAAAAGATAAAGATGACAATACAAAAGAAATATGGCACCAACTACTATACCGAAACAGAAGAGTTTAAAAATAAATCACAAAAAACATTAATAGAGAAATATGGTGTCGATAATCCCATGAAAGTAAAAGAGTTCCACGATAAACTCATAAAGAAGTGTAGAAAAAAACATGGCACCGACTATCCATTACAAGCATCAACAGTCAAAGATAAGATAAAAAACAAAATGATTGAGAAATATGGTGTGCCATACTCTTTCCTAACGAAAAAATCAATAAAAAAGTCTGAGAAGACAAAAAGAGATAAATTCATCAACAAATACTCCACCCTAAACATAATGACAATAAATAAAAACGATATAAAAATTAAATGTGATAAATGTGATGATGAATACACCATCAACAGAAGCGTGTTGTGGAACAGAGACTTTCTTAATGTTGAACCCTGCACAAACTGTAACCCCGTAGATAAACAAACCAGTTACTCAGAGAATGAAGTTAAAACATTCATATCACAACTTAATATACCATACAAAGAAAATGATAGAACGATAATAAAACCAAAAGAAATAGATATTACCATCCCAACAAAAAAGATAGGGATAGAATATAACGGACTGATATGGCACTCAGAACTCTTTGTCGATGATAAATACCACATCACCAAACATGAAATGGCAAAACAACAAGATTATCACCTCATACAAATATTCGAAGACGAATGGACAACGAAAAAAGAAATCTGTAAATCGATAATAAGAAATACCCTCGGACTGAATAATAAAATCGGAGCAAGGAAATGTACCATCAAAGAGATAAACTCCAAAGTGTCGGCAAAGTTCTTTAATCATAATCACATCCAAGGAAACGGTGGATCATCAGTGAGGATAGGTTTGTACTATAAAGAAACACTGGTGGCAGTGATGACGTTTGGGAAGAATAGAAGAGTGACAGGGAATAAACACAAAGAAGGAACGTGGGAGCTGATACGTTATGCCAATATCCTTAACACCAATATAATCGGAGGAGCATCGAAACTGTTTAAATATTTTGTTAACACATATGAACCACAACACATCATCTCATATTGTGATAAAAGATGGTTCACAGGGACAATGTATGAAAAACTGGGGTTTGATAAGACATCAGAAACGAAACCAAACTACTGGTACATCAATAGAAACAAAAGAATGCATAGATTCAACTTCAGAAAAGATGTCCTTATAAAAGAAGGATTCGATGAAAACAAAACTGAAAAAGAAATAATGATGGAAAGGAAAATATATCGTATCTACGACTGTGGGAATATAAAATACGAGATTAGTACTTTTTGATTTTTAAAATGTCCCCCGCATCGCCAGTGTCATAAACGACGAACTTAACGTCAGGGTATTTTTTGTTTAAAGTGTCCTGTATTAACTTCTCAGCTACCTCGATGTTTCCTTTGTCGTCGTCGGAGAAACCGAAACTTATGTTTTCGATGTTATCACCCCTATTAATGGCTTTCTCAACCTCACGGACAACACCGTCAACAAACTCCTCTATCGCCAACTTCTTTCCGACCTCAGGGTTAGAAGCGTCGATGTCACCACCCCCTTCTTTTCCTCTCATCCTATCGATGAACTCCTCCGAAGAAACGGGATTGTATTTCTGAGCATCCAAATAATAATCGATAACCATATTATCGGCATATTCGTCGGCATCCATTTTTAATGTCTCCTTAATCTTTGTTGCAAGTTCTTTTATCTCCTCATCACTCAATGCATGGAATATCAACTCTGACGTTCCCTTTCTGAGAGCACTGGGAGAATGTCCCCTTGCCGTTATTATTGAAAATGGATTTGCATATTTTATTGCTTCGATGAACTTTTCGTAACTTGGACCGTAACTCTCACTATCTAATGCCGATCTTACGTCCTCAATGTATTTGTTGTCGTCCCTGAAGTTTTTAAATGCCTCAGCAGGGTCGTTGTTTAATAATCTGTAGTTTGGATCTTGTCTGATATCCCTGAACTCTTCGGTAGAAACTTCGATGGGAATCCACCTCTCACCGTCTTTCTTTTCCATGCGTATCTTTGTAGGCATGAATAGAATATTGTCGTCCCAGTCGAACATATAACCCCTTATATTAGAACTTTCACTCACAATGGAACTAATTACGCCCCTAATTTGTTTTTCTGTTACAATAATACGTTTCATCTGTACAAATATACTATTTATTATAAATACTTACAAATTTATTTAAAGATAAATTTGGTTTTCTCAGAAAATTGTTGTATATTAGAGTATTCTTAAACATTAAAAACAATAGTTATGAAAAAGTTTAGTAAAAAAATAGCAATAGTGGGATTGACATTATGTTCAATACTATTAATCGCATCAATAATATTTAACGACATCGAATCAGTTAAGTTCTATGGCGTGATTAGTGTTGTAAATTTAGTGGCTTTATTCTTAGACAGAATAATGGACGATGTCCAAAAAGTATTGGATTTTGTCTACAAGTTTATAAAATAAAAAAACCCTCTATTTCTAAGGGGTTTTATATCTTATGTGAATTTTAAATATTACTTATTAGGTAATGATTCTGGATTCTCTTTAAAGTAACTATCCATCTTACTTTTAATATAAGCAAACATCATACCCGAAACCCCCAAACCACCTAAGTAGCCTAAAAACTCCTGTAATCCGTCAAATTGTGCAACATACTTAATCGCAAGAGCCATATCGCCACTTGCAATCGTTTTAAACAATTCGGCAATTAATCCCATGTCAAATGTCTCATTTAAAACTTCTTCGGTAACCACCTCTGTGTTTTCTACATTTAAAGTTGATTCAACGATCGACTCCAACTGTTCCTTAGTTATTCTTACTTTTTTCATTTCTTATTTTTTTTTAATTCAATAATAGTATTAGAATTATTCTTTTTTAATAAATATCAAAAAGTTTTAAAAAACCTCATATTTCCACAATCCCATATCCTATCAAAATTTTTACTTTGCATTATTCCCCATTCTGTCATACGTTCATCATAACCTTCTAAGACTAAAACACTCTTCCTAAAGGTGAACCTATTATATCTATATAAGTATTTTTTCCTATCGACATACCAATAATTTGGCTGTGTTATACCATCAAAAACAAACCCATTTTTACTATAAACAGTTTTGGTATCATCAACACCTGACCATCTAATATCTGCAAATGAGAAAATACTTTTTGGGTTGTAAGAGTTTTCAAAATACTTTAATAACTTAGAAAACCCACCCACAACAGAAGTGCCTTTTTTATTACAAAATCTAACCAACTCATAAACACCATCTTCATAGACACCTCCATAGATTGCCCTTTTTAATGAGAAAGTCATCAGAGATACTAACACATCATCCTTGAATAAACCCATCCTATATTTGTCTACCGTATTACCCTGTATGTGGTTATCATCTAAAAAAGACTTTTTAACTTCATTAGATACTTCTTTAATTATACACTTTCTTCCATAAACTACATTATTAGTTTTATTTAAAATTTGTTCTAACCTTGAGAATACCACATCTTTTTTATATAATATTTCATCTTCAAAGATATGTATTAATTTTATATTTTCTTTTTGGCATAAATTTGTTTTATTTATATGATATTTTTTTTGTTTATCACCACCTATTTCAGAGTGCCAATAGTTTCCATTAATTTCTATTGCAATTTTATGATCTTCTATTAAAAAATCTATTTCATAAGGCTTTATTAGTTGTCTGTTATTTTTTTGGTATTTGACATTTAAAGAATCAAGAAAATCTTCTATAATTGTCGATAATACATTATTATTTTGTATTGGGTTACATTTCCTACAAATTATTGGGTATTCCCTATAGGTTTGGCTGTGTGTGAACTGGTGATTACACTCATTACACAATAATAGACAATTTCCTTTTGTTCCCTTCTCATAACTTATGAATGTCAGGTTTTGTTTATCTGCTCTTTCTTTTAAGTTATTTATTTTTTTTATTAATTGTTTTTCTTTGTAATCATCGCTCTGAGAATAAAACTTAGTACCGTATTTTTCTTTTATTGCTGATTTTGATTTTTCGACCATACCATCGAATTTAAAGACACTATCCACCCCATAACGATCCAAAAATGTATTCTTTTGTTTCTGTATGTATTCTGGCAATCTCAAATGATGACCACCATATTTTTCTTGTAATGTATTTGTAAATTTCTCTCTATTATTATAATTCCCATCATCATATTTTTCTTTTTTGGTTTTCTTTCTTTTATTATCAATTTCTTCCCATTCCGTTATTGTTTTTGATTTCAATGTTTTTGATAAATTTTCAGATATGGTTTTATTTTTCATTGGGTGTATGTGTCCATACCTCACTATGTTTGTTTTATTTTTCTTTTCTTTAAACTCGTCACTATTAAAATACGTTTCAGTTCCATACTTTTCTAAACAAGTTTTCTTTGACGTTTCCATCATCTTTTCGTTTCTTTCTTTAGAGGATGAATAAACGTTTCTGCAGGAATCGGAACACATTTGTTTTTTATCTTTCTTTCTGACTTCGAATGAGTTATCGCATATTTTGCAGGTTCTTTCTTCGTATTTTTTATTTCTTTTATCGGTGTTATAACATTTTCTGCTACAATATTTTGATTTCCCGTTATTAACTCTATATGGGGTGTCGTCATATTCCCCCCCACAATTCTTACAAAAAACTTTCATATTACCTATTTTAATAGTGGTGTTTATTAAACAAAGATAGTAAAATATAACAAAAAATAAAGCATCACCCAAAATAAATGATGCCTTATGTTTTTAAAACCTACTAAATGTCATCAAATGATGCACCTGTAGGTGTAATGTTAAATTCCACCTCTATGAACTCTAAACTTCTAGTAGGTTTAATATATATTTTACCTCTTAACTCATTCCTGTCAATCTCAATAGGATCACTACTAACAGTAACTCTGAAGTCTGTTAATCCTCTCTCCTGTCTGATGTTGTCTAAGATCGGGTTAACCAAATCCAAGAACTGTTGTCTCACCTGTTCGTCGTTTTGTTCGAATAACAATCTAAGAGCTACAGCAGATATAAGTTTTCTCGCCTGTAACAATAACCTTCTTACGTTGATCCTATCTAATGCTGATGATTTAACTTGCAATGTTTTGTTACCCCATATTACAACCCCAGTATCTGAGAATGTAGCTATCGGATTAATCCTCGCTTCGTATAAGTCATCCCTATCGTCTTGCGTTAACTTCCAACTTGTTCTGTTGGCGTTACACAATCCTCTGTTTACACCCGCAGATGCGAACCAAGGGAAAGCAATATTATCAGTGTAAGCAATGTTTCTAACAACGTCAAGTGTCGGTGGTAAGTAAATCCTTACTCCGTTCTCTTCGTCATTAACTTGCTCCCATGGCCAGAATGTGGCTGAATAGTTTGAATCGATATCGGCATCTGCCAACTTATCAACGATGTCACCAGTTGCACTTCCACTGTTTCCAGCTTCACTGACAATGTGTGGTGAGTCAATAACATATAATGAATCAGCTCTGTCGTCCTCAATGATTTCAATAGCCGCCTTAACCAATGTAGTGTTGATATCAAAGTTAATACCCGGAGTAGCAAATACGTTAATATTTATCGTCTCAGGATTTTGATATTGTTGTACACCGTAAAGGTAAGCGTAATAATCAGAGTCACCAGCTAAACCAGTGAATGGTCCACTTGCTGAGAAATCTGAACTATATGAAGTCCCTCCTTGAACAAAGTTATCTCCGTTAGTTCTTTCACTTCTGAATACATCCCATCCGTCAAAACCACCGTAAGGTAAGAATGTGAACTTCCTTCCGTTAGATTTAGCGTAGTCAGTACCAGCAGCCTTAGCGTC